CAGCCAACACAATGTGAAAGCATACTTTGATTCTAAACCTGCTCAATCAGAATTGGTTGATCACTTTATTGGCCGTATGGTCAATGAGCGCATGAACATGGTTGAAATCAGCCGTGCCATTGCTGACATGCCAGCAGATGCTGATCCAGTTGAGCTACAGTTGCTAACACAACAAGCACACGACGAAGCAGTTCACTTCCGTTTGGTAAAAGAAGTCATTGAACACATCCAAGGCTCACCAGTTGATGTCCAAGCTGCCATTGCAAAAGAAGCTGCCAAGCCCACAGCCAAAGGTGCTGGTCTGTTGGCCAAGTATGATGCACAGGACGACGCTGCCGCATTGGCTGCTTATCAATTAGTTGCCGAAGGTCGTGCTGAAGCTGTTTGGAACACAATGGCCGACTGCATTGAAGACTCATTCATCTCTGGCGCATATCGCAAGATTGCCCGAGACGAAGGTTTCCACAGCAACATCGGTGCTCGTAGCTTGGCCAAGTTGGTTGAGTCTTCTGAAGAGCAAGCTCGTATTGAAACACTGGTTGTTGCAATGCGCAAAGACTTGTATGAAATTTCATGCAAGAACACTGTGGCTGCCGCTGCTGGTAAAGAACTAGTGGCTGACGCTTACGGTTGGTAATTTGTACGGGGAGCCAATCACTCCCCTTTTTTAACACACGAGGATTAAATGAAAAAAATATTAGGCGTACTACTCACATTATTTACTGTGTCAGCATTGGCATGGCAACCAACAAAACCTGTCACTGTGATATTCCCCAACGGGCCCGGTGCTGGCAACGAAATCTCATTCCGCATTGTGGCCGACATCGTGGAAAAGAAAACTGGTGCAGTGTTCAAGCCAGAACACCGCGCAGGTGCTGATGGCAACATTGCTATCAATCACTTTGTCACAGTGCCACGTGATGGTCACACCATTGCAGTACCTGCTTGCCAATCAAACTGGGTCACGTCTGAAATCTGGTATCCAAAAATGATAAAATATAATCCCATGGATCTAGAACCCATTGCCAACATTGCTCGCAGTCCTTTAGCATTCTGGGCACACCCTAGTAGTAAAATCAACACTCCGGAAGAATTTGTGGCTGCCATCCGTAAAGGTCAAAAACTGACGGTGGCCATTGGTGGTGGTGGACACAAGCTGGCAGTGGAATATCTTGTGGACAAAGTAAGTGTGGCAGGCAGTGATAACCTACAAACTGCTATGTACAAAGGTCCTGCACAGGCTCTAATGGATGTCATGGGCGGGCATGTGGAATTTGGTGTAACCCCTGTGGCAGTGGGATATCCACAGGTACAGGCCGGGCTTCTCAAGTTTATTGGTATTGCTGACACACAACCACTGCCAGGACTCGAGCACATTCCCTTAATGAGCAAGGCCGCTCCTGGACTCAGCATTCACGGCTGCTGGAACATGGTGTTGCCACCGGGCACGCCGCCAGAAATACAAGCATGGTATCGTGATCAGTTTGTGCCAGCAATTCGTTCAGCAGAAGCTGCTGTTAAATTTCGTGAAAACATGATGTACATCACACCGGAAGAACACTCACCAGCTGGTGTCAGAGCCAGCATGGCACGTTTACAACAAACTTGGCAACCTATTGCACGTAGAATTGACCCCAACAAATGAAAATAGGTATTTCAATGGAAATGACCCGTGTGCTACGTGATACGTGGCATGCGGCCTTAAATCACGAATGGTATGACTTGTTTGCTGGGCACGAAATTGTTCCACTGTCATGTCATGGTCAAGAGCCCAACACAGCCGAATTTGATTTGATTGTGTTAACTGGTGGAAATGACACAGTCAAGTTCAACACCTGGCGCAACAATGTGTATCCTGTTCGTGATCAATTTGAGTCTGCGCTGATCAAACAATGTTTACTGACTTGTACACCATTGATAGGCATTTGTAGAGGCAGTCATTTTCTTAACTTAGAATCTGGTGGTACTGTGCGGTTGATGGCAGAACCTTATGATAATGTACGAATACAATTACCGGCATTTGAAGTCACGTGTCATCACACCATATGCATAGATCAACTTGCACCGGGGTTTGAAGTGCTAGAACAAGATTCTGCAGGTGTGGTTGAATTAGCTATACATAAAGTAAGCCGCCAACTGGGAGTTGGCTGGCATCCCGAACGTGCTGTAAATGCACATACTAGATCTTACATTCTAAACTTAATCAACTCATTATGAAATACATATTCGTGGCCGGTGCTCCCGGATCAAAATGGAGCAGTGTGGTCAAAAACATTTATTATTCGCCCAGCATCGATCAAACTGACTACTCTGATGCACGTACCTACTATCATGACGCCTCTGGCCAAATGGATCTGATGCATCTAGGTGCGTACTTTGACCCAGGCATGGAGTTTGGCACAGGATTTGATAATCTAGCACGATATAAAAAAGAAATGCTGGAGGCCGAGTTTGATCGGCCATTTCGCGGATCGGGTGTGCGTATTATCAAGAGCCATTGTTTTGCTACACAGATCGACACACTAAAGAGTTACTGGCCAGAGTCTCCTGTAGTGCTGGTTCACAGACCTGATGATGCTTGCCTGGGATGGTGGGTCAAATGTGGGCATTTCGACATCACGTACCCGTTGTATGATAAGTACTACGTTGATTTAAAAATCATGGCAACAAAAATCAACCAGCAGAATCACGGCATTGACCAAGCAATCGCTCACAGTCAGAATCCACAACAGGTTTCAAACAATCGACAATTGTGCAAGACCTTGGGCATTGAACTGCCGCCAGAAGAATACTGGCAAAATTATGCAGCATCAGACATAGGAGTAACAGTAATATGAACAGCGACTGGGCCGTCACAAAACAGCGGAGTCAATATCACTTTGACAACAGCATAATGGATCCTAGATGGGATACAGTGCAACATTTAGGCAATATTAAAACAGACTGGACCACGGAGTTACAGTCTGTGATTGACAATGCAAAACCAGTTACCTGGAGAACACGTGGACGAGACAATGATCCTTTGGCTCGGCCTGATCTGGATTATGATCGAGAAGAATATGACCTAGAACGAATAGGCATGGGCCGGGATTATATTGTAACTAATCTAAGTTATGAACTGCCGCAGTTGTTTCAACGCATTGCAGATCAATTTGCACTGGACAGCAGTATGGCACGTATTCATGTACAAACGCCCGGGCAAGTGTGGAATCTGCACCTAGACAAATTGGAAAAGTGGATGCCGGCAGACCCAACACAAGTTGTACGGTATTTTGTACAACTAACAGACTGGCAACCGGGCCATTTCTGGAGTTATGGCAACTACATGTGGAGCGGATGGCGTGCCGGAGATGTCAGTACATTTGATTGGCTAAATGTTCCGCACAGCACAGCCAATGCTGGCCATACGCCAAGAGCAACCTTGCAAGTAACTGGCATTATCACAGACCGCACACGGGTATTTTTGGCTGAATTATAAAAATATTGTTGCTAAAGATAAACAGCCATACCTATCAAATTGTAACGCTTAATAAATACTGTTGAATAAAGGACTAGTATGTCACAAATTGTGTGGATGCTCAGTCTAGTACCCGACAGTGTTTTTGTAGCATTGACTTATATTGTATTTGCACTGGGACTAGGACTGTACATAGCGTCAAAATTGGTACAATGGATACCTGTTATAATGCAATATCGCATACCGGCAGAATTGATCGGTATAGTATGCCTCTGCATAGGTGCATATTTCTTTGGCTGGCGCGGCAACGAACAAAAGTGGTTGGATCGTGTGGCCGAATTAGAAGCCCGGGTTAAAATTGCAGAAGAAAAAAGCCAACAGGTCAACACGGTGATACAAGAAAAGATTGTGACCCGAGTCAAAGTGATCAAGGAAAATGTTTATGTCAACAGAGAAATCATCAAAGAAGTTGCCGGTGCACAGCTGGATGCTCAGTGTAGTTTGCCTCGTAGCACTGTCAGCCTGCACGACAGTGCCAGTCGCAATGAAGTTCCCAACCGTGCCGCCGCAATTGATGGAACCCCCTCGGGAGTTGAAGCCAGTAGGCTCCTCGAACGAGTTGTTGAAAACTACGGAGCCTGCCACGAAAACACAGAAAAACTAAAAGCATGGCAGCAGTGGTATCGTGAGCAGAAGACAATATTTGAAGGAGCCGTTAAATGAGCAGTATATTGACCCTAGACCAACTAAAACAAATGGTCAAAAATCCCTACACCGCGCAGTGGTACGAAGCCCTGGACCAGTTGTTGGATGACTACGAAATCAACACACCCTTGCGTGTGGCACACTTTGTTGCACAGTGCGCACACGAATCAGGCAACTTTGTATTCATCAAAGAAAATCTAAACTACCGTGCTGCTAGCCTGCAAAAAACATTTGGCAAGTATTTCCCCACAGCTGAGTTGGCAGCACAGTATGCCAACAAGCCTGAGCGCATTGCCAATCGAGTCTACGCCAATAGAATGGGCAACGGCGACGAAGCGTCGGGTGACGGCTGGCGCTACTGTGGTCGCGGGCTGATTCAGCTCACAGGCAAAGACAACTACACGTTCTTTGCCGGCAGCTTGAGTATTCCAGTAGAAGAAGCAGCCGAATACCTACAGACATTTGAAGGTGCTGCACAAAGTGCTTGTTGGTACTGGGAGCAAAACAACTTGAATCGCTTTGCCGATGCCAACGATGTCAAGGGATTGACACGAGCCATCAACGGTGGCTACATCGGTCTTGAAGATCGTATCAAGCACACCGAACATGCACTGCATGTCATGAATTAAACACACTGTAAAGTTCACATCCGGCCCTTGTAAGTATATAGACTCGGCAAAGATCGAGCAAATATAAAGGGCCGGAGCCATGAAAAAACACAGCATTGCTGCCATTGCAGTCATGGTGTTTTTTAACACGTCATCATCACAAAACATCACACGGTCTCAACCTCAGGCCGCACCTTCATCACCGGCCAACACATTTCAAGACACCCCCAAGTGCATTAGATGGACCTGGAGCGGTGATGTATACAACAGAACTGTAGTTTGTTTGGAGTGGCGCAAAAAAGATCCCGACAAGGAAAGAAAAAAATGATTGATCCAATCACCGCGTTGGCAGGCATACAATCTGCTGTTGCATTAATCAAAAAAATATCAAAGACCGTGGATGACGTTTCATCTCTGGGCCCGGTACTGGGCAAGTATTTTGATGCCAAAAGCAATGCAACCAAAGCTGCCGTACAGGCCAAAACCAGTGGTAAGAAGTCCAGCATGGCCACAGCAATTGAAATTGAAATGGCCTTGGACCAGGCAGCCCGATTTGAAAAAGAATTGCAACTGCTGTTCATGCAAACTGGCAAGATTGACGTATGGAATAAAATTAAAGCAAGGTCACAATCCATGGATCTTGAAGCTGCTCATGATGCCAGAAGAGAAAAGGAAGCTGCTGCAAAACGCAAGAGAGAGATAGACGAAGCCATAGAAATAGTCCTTGCAGTGATTTTGGCCATGGTTGCACTTGTGGGCATGGGATGGGGCTTGTATGAATTGATATCTTATTGCAGAATCAATGGTTGCGGGTAACTGCATGGTGTATCCTGTCCTGGACAAATAAATAATTCAACTATAACGGCTCTGGTTTTAAAATAAGCACACATTTAATCTAGCACAAAAGCCCCGTAAATACTACGGGGCTTTTCTACGAAAGAGGTCCAAAATTAAAAGAACTATAATATGGATCCACTAACGCTGTTTGCCTTGGCCAATGGAGCTGTCTCCGCAGTCAAGGCTGGCTGTAAACTGTACAAAGACATCAAGAGTGCAGCAGGCGAAGTACGCGACGTTCTCAAGGATCTTGATTCACAGTTCCACAAGTTGTATGACGGCCGGCCTGTGCCACCAGAAGCCAAAAAACAATTACAAGAAGAAAAAGCTCGCGTAGTAGAACTAAACAAGAAAGCCGAAGCCAACGAGCACACTGGCATCTATCAAGAAATTGGCAATCACCTGGGCACATACTATGACAACTTTTACAAGTGCATGGCCATATTTGACGAACAAGAACGTCGAGCTCGGCGTGAAATTTACACCGGAGATGACAGCCTGGGCAAACGTGCTCTACAACGTGTGCTGATGCGCAAACAACTGCAACAAATGGAAGTTGAACTACGGGAATTAATGATCTATCAAAGTCCGCCGGAACTGGGTGCGCTGTATACCGAAGTTGAAGAAATGATGAAACAAATGAGTGCAGAACAACAGATTCTTGTGATAAAACAAATGAAAGTCCAAGAAGTTCAGCAAAAACGACGTCAGGCACGATTGGTACAACTCAGAGAAGAATTTGCAATGGGCCTGGCCATTGTGTGTGTGATATTTTTTATGGGCGGAATGTTTGTATGGGTAGCGCATGATAGACAACAAAAGTATCCTCAATACGGCAACGAGTTATTCCCTAGCAGCGAGGAACAACGTCAAAGAGACGCCGAGCCTCAAATTTATATTGGACGATAAATACTTGTGCTACAACAACAAGGAGTCTGCATGACAAACAAACAAAAAGAAGACTGGATGAACGCAAAGTGGCGTCCCATGATGGGATGGACCTATATGATCACCTGTATATTTGATTTTGTAGTAGCACCAATTCTTTGGAGTTTGACACAGAGTCTATTTCAGGGCAGCGTACAAACACAATGGCAGCCGTTGACCCTTCAAGGTGCCGGACTGTATCACATTGCCATGGGTGCTGTGTTGGGCATTGCTGCCTATGGTCGCACACAGGAAAAACTTGGCGGAGCCAACAATGGCGGAATCCAACTTCCGGCAAATGTTGGAACAACATATGTGCCTCCCACTGCTACTGGGCAGACTGTGCCTGGTGCATTTGGTGCGCCAACTGCCACCACAGTTACACAGTCCTGGGGCACAGCATCTACCGGAGGGGGATTTAGCAACTCGTCTCCAACAGGGTTTGGTAGCAGTGCAGGATTTGGAGCGCCAGCGACTGGCGCAGTTGTCACAGGATGGGGCGGCAAATCCGCACCGGTAATTCCACCATTCCCAGAAAGATAAAAAGGAAACACTATGTTAGAAACATTATTTTGGATTTTTGTAGGCGCATTTGTAGGTTGGAATTTCCCACAGCCCAGCTTTGCAAAAAACATACAGGCCAAATACTTGCAAAAGTATATTGACCGATCAAAGACAATATTATTTTTCTGGAGATAAGCATGAAACAACTATTACTAGCAATGGCACTGACTTTGGCTGCGCCGGCATTTGCTGAACAAGCAAAAGAAACCAAACAAGTTTGCGTTACTGTGAAAAAAGACGGCAAGGATGTGATTGACCCAAAGACAAAAAAGCCAAAAGAGTCTTGCAAACAAGTGAAACAGCATAAAAAATTAGAAGGTACTCAAGTACCCGGCAAGCAGTAATTGACATCTGTCACCAAGTCCTGTATAATTAACTGTACAGGACTTTTTTTATGACAGATCACTATACCACTCTGGGCGTGAGCCGTACAGCTACCGCAGACGAAATCAAACGTGCATTTCGCAAGCTGGCCAGCCAACATCATCCAGACAAGGGTGGAGATACTCAAAAGTTTCAAGAAATACAAGCGGCCTATGATACCCTGGGTGATGCTGCCAAACGACAACAATACGATAATCCCAGACCGCAGTTTGGTAATTTTGCCCCAGGCAACGGACAACAGTTTAATTTTGACACAATCTTTGATGTGTTTGGCGCAACATTTCAACAGCATCGGCAAAGGCCACAACAACCGGCCATATCTCGGGTAAATTTAACAATCAACTTGATAGACGTGGCCACCGGCGGCCGCCGCACAATTGGTATAGGCGCTGCCACTGTGGAGATAGAAATTCCACGTGGAATCAATGACGGTGACAATATTCAGTACCGGGGTCTGGGCCCACATGGCAGTGATCTGGTGATAACTTTTAGAGTATTGCCAAATCCACAGTGGCAGCGACAGAACTCAAATTTGTTGGCCGAACACCAAGTAAACATATGGGATTTGATTTTGGGTTGCGAAACAGTTGTTCGGGATTTGTTAAACAACGACATAACTATTCTCATACCACGTGGCACACAACCCGGTGCTCGATTGCGACTGCGTGGTCGCGGACTGCCCGGGCGTACAGGTCCCGGGGACATAATTGTTCAAATCCAAGCAGTTATTCCTGCAGACATACCACAGGATCTGTTGGACCTAATAGAACAAAAACGATCAGTTATCTCTTGATCTACCAGACATATTGTAGTATACTACTATATAAACAAACTATAAAAGGAAACAATGCAGAATAATCCTGAGATTGAAAAAATTGTCAACAATGCAGTGGCAATTGCAAAAGAATACAAACACACATATGTGTTGACTGAGCATGTGTTGTTGTCCATGATTCAATACCCACCGTTTCGTACTGTGCTGGAAAAATATGGCACGCCTGTTGCGCAGTTGGAAACAGAAGTCACTGCCTATATTGGTTCTCAACGCAGTCTGTTAACTGACAAAAAGGATTTTACTCCGCGCAAAACAAATGCACTTGAGCGCATGTTCAATCGTGCATTGACTCAGGTGCTGTTTACTGGTCGCAGAGCAATTTCCATGTTGGATTTGTATCTGGCCATGATGGCTGAAAACAATAGCCATGCACATTATTTCTTGTTGAAATACAATATTCAAAAAGTTGAATTTGCACAGTTCTTTCAAAAGAACTACACAGCAGGTGATCGTGCTGTGAGTCATGAAAGCGCAAATGAAATCCTTGACACACATTGTATCAACTTGAGTAGACGTGCAGCCGAAGGACAGTTGGAACCCATGATTGGCCGTGCTGGCGAACTGGAAGAAATGATCACTGTGTTGGCTCGCAAGTTCAAGGCCAATGTGCTGATGGTAGGTGATCCTGGTGTGGGCAAAACTGCCATCATTGATGGACTAGCACAGGAGATCAATGCTGGTCGTGTGCCAGAATTCCTAAAGGGTTCGGAAGTATGGGGATTAGAAATTGGCTCCTTGTTGGCAGGATCAAAATATCGCGGCGAGTTTGAAGAAAAATTCAAGGACGTTATCTCTGCACTGGAAACTAAAAAGAACTGCATCCTGTTCATCGACGAAGCACACACCATGATGGGTGCAGGAACTTCAGGATCCAGTAGTCTAGACTTTGCCAACATGATTAAACCTGCTATCACCAAAGGCAATATCAAGGTAATTGCATCCACCACCTGGGAAGAATACTACGAAAGTTTCGAAAAAGATCGTGCGCTGATGCGGCGCTTCCACAGAGTCAACATTGGCGAGCCGGATGCAGAGACCACAGAACAGATCTTGATAGGCATTAGCCCACGACTAGAAACATTCCACAATGTGTTGATCGACACAGAAGCAATGACAGCCGCAGTAGAATTAAGCGGACGCTATGTTCATGATCGCAAAAATCCTGACAAGTCAATTGACCTGTTGGACGGTGCCTGTGCAGGCGAACGTGTGAAAGATCTGGGCACAGTCACAATCAACCGAGACATGATCATGGCACAGGTCAGTCGTGTCACAGGAGTTCCACTGGATCGTCTGCAAAATGAGCGCAGTACCAAAGTCACTGAACTTGAAAGCAACATCAAACAGTTCTTGTACGGACAAGATGAAGCAATTGACACTGTGCTGGAACGCATTTACATCAACTTCTCTGGCATTGGCAATCCCAAAAAGCCAGTGGCCAGTTTCTTGTTCTTGGGACCAACCGGCACCGGCAAAACTGAGCTGGCCAAACTGTTGTCACAAAACTTGGACATGCACCTGTTGAAATATGACATGAGTGAGTTTCAAGAAAAACACAGCATTGCCAGTTTGATTGGTGCACCGCCTGGATACGTGGGCTTCGATGACGGCAACGTGGGCGGTGGCAAGTTGATCAGTGACGTCTCCAAGCATCCGTTTAGTATCCTGTTGTTTGACGAAATTGAAAAGGCACATCCTGACGTGGTCAACATTATGTTGCAGATGCTGGATGAAGCTCGGATCACCGGCAGCAGTGGCAAATCAGTTGACGTCAAGAACTGTATCATTATCATGACCAGTAACCTGGGTGCTCGTGACAACGAAAACAACAACATTGGCTTTGGTCAGAGTTTGGAAAAGACCGGCGAAGAAGACCGTGCCATGAAAGAGTTCTTCAAGCCAGAACTGCGCAATCGCATTGACAAGGTGTGCAAATTCAACAAGTTGGATAAGTTGGCCATCAAGAAAATTGTAGTCAAGTTTACAGCAGAGTTGCAAGAAACACTGTTGAGCAAGAACATTCGTCTTACATTTGCTGAAGATGTCATAGACATGTTGGCAGACAAAGGTTACGATTCCAAGATGGGTGCTCGTCCATTGGGCCGCAAGATTGACGAGCTGATTCGTGTTCCACTCAGCAAGCGTATTTTGTTTGATCAAATTGCTGACTGTGCAATTCATGCCAGTATGGTCGATGATGTGGTGGAATTCACAACCACATCATTATTGACTGTGCCTGTTCCAGTGGTCAACGGTGAAGGATATATTGTAATTGATCAATTTGCGCCCAACATTCAATGATGTCAGTAGGGATCGTTTGTTTTATGATCGATACCAATACTGCATGACCGGCAAACTGCGCGAAGCAGGTTGTTTGCGTAAACTTGATCACACTTCGATTGATCATGTTATATCTGTACGTAGATCATGGGTAGATAGATCGCCCGACTACTATTCTTCAAACCGGGCCATCACAGACGACATGGTTCAAAATTTGCACGCCATGTGTGACGTATTGAACAGTACTCAGCACCAATACAAATTGATAGTAGAGAACAATTATATTCGTGTGTACACCAACAATTATCAATTGTTCAATGAAATTACTCGAGCGGTTCCTGCACTGCATTATGTAAATTACACTCAGGCAGTGATAGATCGTCCAAGAAATTCTATCAAGTTGAAAGAATCTACTTACACGCATCGAACTTATCTTCGGTCAGCGCGAATGTCTGACCAGCAAAAACGATCAATCAGCCAATTCTTAAAGAATCAAGATACAATTAAACTAAGTCCGGGACTAAAAAACTGGACACTGTATTCCAATTGGCGTTCCGGAACCGAATCGTATTATTTTGTGGATCACAATGACACTGCTTGGATGACCATGTTGAGTCTGATATACCCAAGCCTGATAAAAAATACAATTCAAATTATAAAAGCATAAGTAATACACTATGGCAAAAATACACGAAGAAGTAGTTGTGATCAAACTCTCAAAATTGATCAAGGAAAAAGACGGCTCTGAGCAGTATATCGCTACCAATGACATCTGCGATGCGCTTCAGGCCGTAGCTGAAGAGTTGGTCGGTGCTGGTGTAGTTGTCGAAATTGAACGAGCATGACATGTCCAATACCACGTTGACCCTGTTGAGCAACTTGGAAACTGGTGTTCCCAATGGCAATTACGACGGCAGCACAGTGGACTTTGAAAGTGATGCTGTCAAAGCAGTGGGCTACTATCAAGGGCAAGGAAGTTTAGAAACTGTGTTTATCACTGTTGAAAACTTTCCTGGAAAAATAATTCTACAAGCAACACTAGATTTTGATCCTGCACAGGCCAACTGGTTTGATGTATTTGAATATGGTGATGGATCTACACCTGCAACTGACTTTAGATACCCTGTTAATTTGACTGGTAATTTTGCCTGGTTAAAAGCAGTGGTAACCAACTTTGAAGAATACGACAGCAACCCGGCTCGCATCAACAGCATAACAGTTTCTTATTAAGGCATTTAATGACTAAAATATTAGTTTCGTTCGACCTCACCTCCTCTGACTACACTGTGCCACTGGGCTTTGAAGTAATGCTCAACGATGTTGTGCTGTTTTCCGTTGACCATGTTGCAGAAGCAACTCCTGTAAGTTTAGAAATCAACAATGACGAGGACGAGAACAAACACGAGTTTAAATTTGTTATGAAAAACAAAACTCAAGAACACACAGTGGTTGACGATGATGGTAATATTGTCACCAATGCAATGTTATCCATTGCCAACGTGGCATTTGACGAAATCAAATTGGGACATACATTTACCAAAAACGCTGTATATCATCACGATTTCAATGGCTCTCAAGACCCGGTCGAAGACAAGTTCTACGGCGATATGGGCTGTAACGGTCATGTAAGTTTGCAGTTCACAACACCCGTATACCTGTGGCTATTAGAAAATACATAAGCATAAATATGCTATAATGAATTATCTAGTAATCTACCCCGGACGATTTCACCCGTTTCACAAAGGCCACCGAGCCAGTTATGAATGGCTGACCAAACAGTTCGGCAACGATGCAGTGTTTATTGCCACCAGTAGTGTGCAGGCACCAGTTACCAGTCCATTCAGCTACAGTGATAAAGTGATGATGATGACCAAACTGGACATTCCAGTGGGTCGCATTGCCAATGTAAAAAACCCATATCAAGCTGTGGAAATTACCAACGGCGTGCCGGATGAATTGAAAAACAGCACAGCGTTAATTTTTGCAGTGAGTGAAAAAGATGTTGCACGTTTTAACTTTGCCCCCAAGAAAGACGGGTCGGCCGGCTACTTACAGCCACTTCCGGCCAACAAGAAATCAATCAAGCCCATGACCAAACACGGCTATGTTGTGGTCACCCCAACTGTGAATTTTAAAGTGAATGGTGTTGATGCCAACTCTGCTTCGGAAATAAGAAAAATGTATATCAAAGGTAATGACAACGATCGAAACCAAGTGATTGCTGATTTATATGGTCAACCGGATCCAGCAATTCGCGCTGTGTTTGATAAGAAATTGGGCATTTCAGAACAGGCCCAAAACTATATCAGGGAATCTCGCCAAACTGGCAACAAACAGGTTGTGGAATGGCTGCAAACTGTGTTACAATTAGAAAAACAAGCAACCAGTGTTGACACTGATTTTGCTCATATCAATCCAGATTATATCGACGAAAAAACATATAATCGATAACTTGCAGTACCATCATGAAAATAGCACTAGCCAGTGACGTTCACCTGGAATTTGGTGATCTAGACATTGTAAACGACCAAGACGCACAGGTCCTGATCCTGTCAGGCGACATCTGTGTGGCTGCAGATCTGGACATGCGCGATCGTCGTCAAACTGAAATGGGGTTTGCTCGCTATCGCTCAGAACGGTTTCATGACTTCTTTGAACGTTGCACTGCCAATTTCCCACATGTGATCTACGTGATGGGCAACCACGAATACTACCACAGCGACTTTGCCACTGCCCTGAGTGAAATGCGCTGTAAATTGGCACACTTGCCCAACCTGTATATTCTTGAGCGTGAAGTCAAGACAATTGATGATGTTACATTCATCGGTGGCACCTTGTGGACCGACATGAACAAACAAGATCTGTTGACCTTGTATCACATGCGAACCATGATGAATGACTTTCGTGTGATTCAAAATAGTGCAGTACCGGTTCACTTTAAAACCCAAGAAGGCGAGTTTAAAACTCGTGTGGCTAAGTTCTCACCCGAAGATGCTGTCACAGAGCATGTGAAGATGAAAGAATACATTCAAGTGGTTACTGCTTTTCTTGGTGAAAACCCCAACAAATATGTGGTGGTTGGACATCATGCGCCCAGTCGTCGTAGCACACATGAGATGTATGCACATGACACTGTGATGAACGGTGGGTACAGTTCAGATCTGGATCAGTTTATTGAGGATCGCCCACAGATTCGACTGTGGACACACGGACACACTCACCATCCGTTTGACTATGTCATAGGCGAAACACGAATTGTGTGCAACCCACGCGGTTACATCAATTACGAACCTGCAGCCGGCAATTTTAAACTGCTGACTGTGGAAATCTAATCTGGCAAAAAAATTACCACCAGAATAAAAGTCAGTAAATATTACACTAACTTTTTAAGGAAACTATGGCTGACGAACAGAAAGTAACAGGCAAAATGCCTGATGTTGTGCCCACAACAATCACACCTACTACTCAACAACAGTTGAGTGGACAGCAACAAATACAAGTAAACGTTGATTACTTAAAAACCACAAGAGTTCATATCTGTATGCCCTGTTATGGCGGCATGTTGACTGAATCTACATTCATGAGTTTTATCAAATGGAGCAACACTGCACGTCAGTTAGGCATTGATTGGACCATGGAAACACTCACAAACGAAAGTTTGATCAGTCGTGCTCGCAACACCATGGTGGCCAAGTTCTTGGCCAATCCTGACAGCACACACTTGATGTTTATTGACGCTGACATTGGCTGGGAACCATGGCATCTGCTGGTGTTACTGAATCGCGATGTGGATGTGATTGGCGGCCTCTATCCAATGAAAAGCCTGCCAATCAAGTGGTGTGTCAACGGGTTTGATGGTGCTGAAGAAGGTGCTGATGGCCTGCAAGAAGTTAGTAAAACAGGAACAGGCTTCTTCTTGGTCAAACGTCATGTGTTTGACAAGATAAATGCACACCCTGCAACCAAGCCATTTATCAATGACATTGGCCTGCCAGTGGAACTCAATCCCTACATGAAAACCTACTTTGACACAGCAGTGCGTGAAAATCGCTACTACAGTGAAGACTGGACATTCTGTGAAAACTGGCGCGATCTAGGTGGTCGTATCTGGGTAGACAAGCGTGTGTTGTTGCGTCATACCGGCACATATACATTTGCTCACGAGTCACAGGAAAAGTTGATCACCGACGTGACTCCAATGGTTGAAGCAAGACAGGCTGCTGCCGCTGCACAAGCAGCCGCTGCTCAAGCACCAGTGGAAACCAAGGTGCTGGCATCAAGCAAAAAAGCCGACAAAAAGAAATAAACTGCTAGTTTAATTCTCAATCCAAAAGCCACTTTAACCAGTGGCTTTTTCATTTGCGCTAAATATTACAATCATGAATATTCTTGAACTAGATTCCTACAACCTTGGCGATGCTGTCAAATTCAACGACCAGTTGAATCCACGTATTTGGCAGGGCAATAAAATGCGTCCCGAAGTGCGAGCCAAGCTGTTGCAAATTGCCGAAGACTTTAAACAGAGTCTGGGACTTACAGATTTAAACGTCAAAGACATTACCTTGTCTGGCAGCAACGCCGGCTATACCTATACACCGCATTCAGACATTGACCTGCACCTGGTGGTTGACTTGCCTGAAGCAGATGCCAGTGACGTGTATCGCGAACTGTTTGATGCTAAAAAGTTTCAGTACAACGAAACACACAATATTAAAATCGGCGGTTATGATGTAGAACTCTACGTGGAAAACGCCAACAAAACAGCAGTCAGTCAGGGCATATTCAGTGTGGTCAATGATGACTGGATCAAAATTCCGCTGAAGAAACGTTCCACAATAAACGACAATGTAGTAAAGAACAAATATGATGTGATTAAAAATCACATTGAATCGGCCATTGAATCTGGCGATTTAGAACGCTTGACCAACACTGCTGCCAAGATTAAAAAAATGCGTCAGTCCGGACTTGATCAGAACGGCGAGTTGGGACCAGAAAATCTTGCATACAAAATGCTGAGATCACAGGGTGTTATTAAAAAACTGTACGATGCAAGAACAGCGGCCAAAGATCACGAGCTGAGTCTACGTGAACGTACTATACAGGTCAAGAAGCCATTCAGATACGGATTCCGTGTTGCAGAAGATGTGAGTTCTAATCCCAGTGGAGTAAGTCCCGAAACAAAAATGTTCTTGAGTGAAAAGCCTGCACTGTCTCAGCAGGAAATAGTCACAGACTTTGTCAACCACTGCGTTGAACGGTTGGGCATAGAACAACTGCCCACAATAAAATTCAAACGCGACCCCGAGTGGAGTGCTCGCAACAAAACATTTGGACGTTACAATCACGAAACCAACCTTTTGGAAGTGAGTCTAGCCAGTCGACATGTGATGGACATACTGCGTACAGTGGCACACGAACTCACACATCAACGACAGCATGAAGTGGGCAATGTGCCCGACACAGCTGGAGAAACTGGCAGTGCGTGGGAAAACGAAGCCAACGCCAAGGCCGGTGTGCTGATGCGTGAGTATGCACAACAGCATCCTGAATTCTTTGCAGATGAGTCGCTGGATGAAAGCTCTGGCTATATTCCCACAAAGAAACAGGCCAACGATCCAAGATTCAAAATGGCCTTGACCAAGGATATACGTCCTGGTGCCACTGGCCGAGAAGCCAACAAAATGGCGTTGAACACTGACAGTCAAGGCCGGCCAGCACTGTTGATGAAGACTGCTAACCAAATGCATGAAGATCTTGCCAACGAATTTAGGTGGGAACTGGCCTTGATGGAAACAGAAATCCTGGGCGAAATCAACATGAGCACAGGCAGCCTGCGACAGGAAGCTGCCAAAACTGGGGCCATTGCCGGCATGGAATTTGAAATGATTGTGCCCAACACCGAAAACGATGATGACGGTGACTTGGAACCAGACTATGGCTTTGATCAACGTTGCCGTAGCATAGATGATGCTGTGCAGTTTTTCTATGACGGTGACTTCAACAGCCGTAACGAAATTGATCGCTTACGTGCAACAATGTCAAATGATTTTACGGAATGGTTGGATGAAAGAATCTATCGAGACTGGGAACGCGGCGGCGAAGAATACCTGCAAGAATGGGTGCCCAACAACGTAGACGAATCTGAATGGAATCCCGAAGACTTAGAGGGCGAGGCTCGTCAGGAAGCCTTGGAAGAATATATTTCCAACCTGCATAACGATCCTGGCAGCAGCGATGCGTTTGATGAGTTCCGAGAAGAAAATCAAGACTCATATGACGAAAGTGACTGGCTGGATGACGAAGATCTTGATCGCATGAGTGGTGTGGAAAATGCCTATGAGATTTCTTGGCCACACTGGAACACTGTGGGTGGTGGTGAGGCCAGCATCGAAGATGTGGCACAGGAGTTTGAAAATGCTATCGGTCGTGATACCAAGGCCAGTGGCAACTATCATTCGGGACGAGTACCACGTCCCGGACCTGATGCATTGCATTATATTGTGGAACCAGACGGCAGCTTGGAGGCCGACAACAATAGCGACACGGGTCTAGAGTTTGTGAGCCCGCCACTACCCATTGATGAAATACTCAGTGATTTAAACAAGGTCAAGGCCTGGGCCAAGGAATATGGCTGCTACACCAATGACTCAACTGGCCTGCACATCAATATTTCAGTGCCAGGCTACAGCAGAGAGAATCTAGATTTTGTGAAGCTGGCACTGCTGATGGGTGACAAGTATGTGCTGGATCTATTTGGCCGAGCTGGCAACACCTATGCCAAGTCCGCTTTGGACATGGTCAAGGGCAAGGTGCGCAACGATCCAGATTCAGCTCAACAACTGCTGGAAAAAATGAAAGGCAACTTGGACAGCCTGGCTTCCAAGGCCATACACTCGGGTGTGACCAGCAAGTACACATCAATCAACACCAAGGACGGGCACATTGAATTCCGCTCACCTGGTGGCGACTGGCTGGACCAAAACTTTGAGCAGATTGAAAACACCCTGTTGCGATTCACAGTGGCCATGAGTGCTGCCTTGAATCCCGAGGCCTATCGAGAAGAATATCTCAAGAAGCTGTACAAGTTGTTGACCGAAGACAACAAGGATGATTCTGATACCATAAGATATTTTTCTGAATATGTTGCCGGTAAGATTCCCAAGGCTGCCCTGCGTAGCTTTGTCAAGCAGGCACAGTTGACACGACAGATCAAGCGCGGCACAACCGGCAATAAGAAAATGTGGTGGCGTGTGGGTCGTCCCGGCTACGGTGCCAGTGCAGAAGTTGTGGCCACTACCAAAGATGAAGCCATTGCGCTGGGCAAGAAAGAATATCCAGACTGGGCATCGGCAAAGGACATGACTGCTACTCCGCTTCGTCCATATGAAGAAGCTAACCCAACTCCTGAGGAAGGCAACTGGGGTATTTGGATCAACGCCACTGATCGCTTTGCCAACCAGCCGGGTTCATACTCAAGAAGCGAAACACCACCACTGATGAGATTCCCGAGTCGTCCTGCTGCTGAACTATGGATAGAACAACAACGTACTACTCGACCTAACATGCGAAGTGACATTGAAGTTCGAGAGATTGAACCAGCTGTTCAAAATACAGGCAGTGCAACCTCTGGCAACTGGGGAGTTTGGGTACCGTCGTTAGATCGCTGGGCAACTATAGGCAATGCAGGCCCTAGAAGATTTACTGACCGAGCTGGAGCCAATGCCTGGATCCAGGATTACAACGCAAGAAACTCTGGAAGTGAGCTTGAATTGACTGCTCAAGAGATTGAACCAGGTGCGGATGCCAATGTCAACTACGAAATCTACAATAGAGAAACTGGTGAAGTGGTAGATACCACACAGCTACGCAACGATGACGAAGCTCTGATTCGCCTGGATGATTATCGTGCGCACGGCCCGCATAGATTGAACACCCAGGATGCTATAAGAACATTTGGCATGCGGCGTGGCCCCGGTGTGACCAACACTCAGACAGATACCAACCCGCTGAGACCCACCGGTCCTGGACCATGGGAAGTGGCCAGCAGAAGCAACAATCAAGTTTACTTCAACCCGCCCAGCACGTATCGACGCAATGCAGAATCTGAAGCACGAACTTGGTTAAGCAATAACGGACATAACCCCAATGAGTTCGAAGTGAGAACTCGTCAAGGCGCTGGCAACGCAGATGCAGCACAGGGCGGCATTATTGACATCGAACCAGATATATCACAGTACACTGCACCACAGACCTTGACCCGTCCAGGACAAGGTCAACAGACATTCACCGGCGAGTGGCAAGTGCTGGATCCTGAAGACCGTGAAATCTATCGTTTCTCAGGTGTGGGCAACAATCAAAGCGATGCCAATCGTGTGGCCATGAACTGGCTACGCCAAAATCCTGGACGTATGCAAGCTGGAGTCACTGTTGTTCCAGTGATGAGCGAAGACGATCTGGAAGAAGGGTGGAGAAGTACATTGGCAGGAGCAGCAGCCGCTGGCGCCATGGCATTTACACCAGCTCCTACCAACAACACAGCACCCGTTGCAGGTCCTACCGCGCAACCAGCAGCGGCTGTGCAACAATCACCTGCCTCTGCGGCAGAAAGTACCCTGAGCAGAATTGCACAGGCAGCGGGTATCAAAGGTGTAGAACTGGCACAGTTCTTGGCGCAGTGTGCGCATGAAACTGGTAATTTTTTACACCTGGAAGAACTGGGTGGCAACCGGTATCTATCCCAGTATGATCTTAGTGTAAATCCTGCCAAGGCCAAAGCATTAGGAAATACCCAAGCCGGCGATGGTGCCAAATACAAAGGCCGTGGTTTCATACAAATCACCGGCAAGGCCAACTATGCCAAAGCTGGCCAGGCTCTGGGCGTAGATTTAGTGAACAGTCCAGAACTGGCTGCCAGACCTGATGTGGCTGCCAAGGTTGCTGTGTGGTACTGGCAAAGCCGTGTGCAACCTCGTGTACAAGACTTCTCTGACACACGTGGTGTGACCAAACAGATCAATCCTGGATTGAAAGGCCTAGCAGATCGTCAAAGCAATTTCAAAGACTATCAACAACAAGTGGCTGCTGTGGCACAACCTAAGGCAACAGTATGAGAGCTCATGAATTTATTGCTGAAGCCTTTGACCAACCCTATAAAGGCAAATGGGAAAAAAGCGAATACGGTGACGTTGATCTAAACACAAAATTGCCCGACGGAACAAATCTAAGCATCATGTTCAACAATCAACAAGATGACGAGGGCAAAGAAATAGTGCAGGTTGAATTTTATAGAAACAACAGCCAAGAAGTCACTGGCGAAGGTGATGCACAGAGAATCTTTGCCACGGTGTTGGCCGCTATACAAAAATACATTAAAAAATACAAACCTTCAAGATTGAGTTTTTCGGCTAGTAAAGCAACTGATCCAACAATATATTATGAGCCAGATCAGCCTCAACCAAATCCTGAGAGTCGTGCCAAGCTGTATGACAGGTTGGTACAGCGTTATGCTCGAGCCTGGGGCTATAGAGCGTTCCGCGCTGACACTGGTGATTTAGTTATATATGAATTGAGTAGATTACAACCAGCTGTAGCAGAAAACTTTGCGGATGGCGGAAACCCTGTAAAATTCACAGTCACTTCAACTGACGGATACAAACACAGTTTTCAAATCACCCTAGCAGTGCATGGAAAACATGTAGGGCATTTCAATTTTTTACGCAGTGCTGACACAGATGACGTCAACAATGAAGCAGAAGTTGAATCACGCTGGCAAGGACAAGGTTACGGCAAATTACTATTAATGAAAGCAATTGATGTAGCCAACAACCATGGATTGGATTTTCAACAAGACATACGTGGTATAACTGATGCACAACAAAATGTATACGACAGTTTAGAAAATGCCGGCTTGATTGTTACACCAGGTGACGGGTTCTGGTTTCTAACACCTCAAGGTGAACAAGAATTAAATGGCTTGAATGAAAACTTTGCAGATGGCAAGGTCCGAGGCAAAAGTCGCCCGGGTCGTGTGAAACGTGCCGGCGCCAGCTGTGACGGATCAGTCACTGACCTACGTGCTCGTGCTAAACGTGCATCAGGCGAAAAGGCCAAAATGTATCACTGGTGTGCCAATATGAAATCAGGCAAGAAAAAATGATACAAATTCTTAATAAACCTTTTAACACAGTTAATTTTAAATATCCGTTTCCGGGTGTTGAATTAATTCGTGATAATTATTCTCAAGCCAATCAGGATCTGTTTGTATTGAGCCTGCTGGATGGACGCCGCAATGGCACATGGTTGGAGATTGGATGTGGTTGGCCATTGCATATCAGCAACACTGCACTGTTGGAATTTGATTTTGACTGGAGTGGAGTTAGTATTGACGCCTACCAGGAAGTGCTGAATGAATGGGTTGGCATAAGAAACAATCCAACTACTCATGCAAACGCACTTTCTGTAGATTTTGTAAAATTATTCAAAGATCACGGAATCGTCAAAACTGACATAGATTATTTGAGTTTGGACTGTGAACCGTCAGAACAAACCTATGAAATTCTTCTGCGTATTCCTTTTGATCAGTATCGATTTGCAGTGATAACATTCGAGCACGACTGTAATCGTAAAGTACAGCACGATGCGCAAGAATATTTGACCCAGCGTGGGTACAAATTAATTGTGAAAAATCTCAGTGATCAAGGCATTTTTTGGCCCTACGAAGATTGGTATGTACACCCAGAGCTGGTCGATCATGCAAAAATTGCAAAACACCTAGCTGACAACGACAGTCCCAAAGATTACCTTGAGTATTTTTACCAAAATACACTATAAAAGATTGCTCAATACAGCACAGGTGAACGCTGACGGATGGCACAGTGGCAGCTAAATATACAAAGAGGTAAGAAAAATGAGATCAAGTGAATTTGTGTTCGAAAAGTGGAGTCAAAAATACAAGAGCAGTATCAATTGCAGCCACCCTCGAGGCTTCTCACAAAAGGCGCACTGTGCTGGTAAGAAGAAACAGAACGAAAGTATTGAAATGGAAATGGTGTGTGAAACCTGTGGCATGTGTGAGGCACATGCCAACCCAACCGTGAATGAAAATCTTCGAAACTGGTTCAAGGACAAATGGGTACGCTTTGGACCCGACGGTAAAATCCGTGGAGACTGTGCTCGAGGGTCGGAATCTGAAGGCAAGCCCAAGTGTTTGCCACAGGCCAAGGCACATGCTCTGGGTAAAAAAGGCCGGGCCAGTGCTGCCGCAAGAAAACGCCGCAAAGATCCCAATGCCAATCGTTCAGGCGCAGCCATTAATGTCAGTACAAAAGGAACTAAAAAATGAACATAAAAGATATCATTACAGAATCAAAACACAAATGTCCACACTGCGGTGGACCTATGTTCAGTGAAATGATGATGATGGAAAAGAAAGATGCCTGCTACTACAAGGTCAAGGCCAGTGCAAAAGTATGGCCCAGTGCTTATGCATCCGGTCGACTGGTGCAGTGTCGCAAAAAAGGTGCTGGCAACTATGGCAACAAATCAGAAGGCAGACTAAACGAATTTGCTCCAGGATCGGGTGGTGGAGAATCAGGACGTTGGTACACAGACGACCAAATGACTGACTTAGTGGGAGATGGTTGGTATAACGATTTAGATGTTAGCGGCGATATACCTAAACAACAAATGATTCAACAAGCACAGGCCTGGTTAGATGACCAAGGCTACAGCGTTCAGGTATTAAATTGCAAAGTAAATGATGACGACATGGAATGGTATATAGAAGGCAGTTTTCAAAATTCTCGCTTTGCCAAGAAAGGTGTGGCGGAACAACAGTTGGATGAAAAATGCTGGGACGGTTATCAGCAACAGGGGATGAAAAACAAAGGTGGCCGTCAGGTGCCTAACTGTGTGCCCAATGAAAGCGTAGAAGAAGCCAAATTGGCCACCATGCGTGATTATTACTCAGGCAATAAGGACGCAAAAGACAAGACAAAACTCAGTCAGATGAGAGATTACTTTAGTAAAACTGATCCCGCTGACTCCCCATCGCAAAACACTGCGGCCAAAGCCGGCAAGCCATATATTGTTGTTAAAAGGAAACAGTATAATATGGCAGAGGAATTAGCAGAAGAGTTTGATCTAATAGAAAACATTATTGATAATCTTGCTGATCAGAACGGCGTAGATGCCGACATGATCTGGGAAGATTTAGAAAGTTTAACAGACGATGAACTGTATGTGTTTGCTGTGACTTCACAACTGAACGAGGATTGGCAAAAGGCCAACAAGCGAGACAAAACAGATGGCATGAGTCAAAAGGCTGTGAATGCCTATCGCAGAGAAAACCCTGGATCAAAGCTAAAGACTGCTGTAACAACCAAGCCCAGCAAGCTGAAAAAAGGCGGCAAGGCTAGCAAGCGCAGAAAAAGCTATTGCAGTCGCAGTCGTGGACAGATGAAAATGCACAGTATTTCATGTGCCAAAACGCCCGACAAGGCCATATGCAAGGCTCGTCGTCGCTGGAACTGCTGATGCGAGCCAAAGAAATCGTCCGGGGTGCCAAGCAGTGGACTGCCAAGGTACGAGTGCAAAACCCTGGATACGTGGGCTGGGTTGATGCAGTGGTCTGGGCGCCCAACACTCACGTGGCACGGCAGATACTCAAAACACAATACAGCATACAGGACTGGCACATAGGTGCCATCAAAGAACTGCGTTAACTGCGCAAGCGAGCCAGACCTAACAGTCTAAACAGGCCTAACCATATCCAACCTATATCAAGTTCGAACCAACGTCGACTTAATTTAACACTGGCTGGATTGATATGGTGATTGTTATGCAGCTCTTCTCCACCAATCAATATACCCCAAGGTACAATGTTTGTGCTCTGATCTCTAGTGTCACCATTCTTGTAACCAAACCAGTGTCCAACACCGTTGATCACACCGGCAGCCCAGAATGGTATCCATGCAAGTTGTATACCCCACACCATGAAACCCCACGGCCCGAATAATACGAGATCTATAGCCAGCATTAGGAGAATGCCATAGAAGTTGTATGGGACATACAACTTGCGTTCGATCCAGTCATTAGGAGTTCCCTTGCCGTAACTCAGCATGGTTTGAGTGTTTTTGCCCTCACGCACATAGTACATTACACCACGGCCTAAGATGTTCCAGAAGCCATGCACATGCGGACTGTGCGGATCGCCTTCTTGATCACTGAATCTGTGATGCTTGCGATGTATGGCCACCCACTGACAAGTAATCATGCCGGTGGTGAGCCACAACCAAAAACGCATAAAATGACTTAAGATTGGGTGGAATTCGATACCGCGATGTGCTTGCCCACGGTGTAGGTACAAGGTAACACAGATTATAGTGATGTGTGTGACTACTAGGGTATAGATAAGTTCTGTCATTGCTTATTTATGGCTAATTTAACTGTACAGTTAACAACACTAAATACACCATGAAACAATTTATTCGTGTACTGTGCGATGTTGATTGTACCTGGACAGATCCTGTGCCGGTATATCGTGTCTACGTGGATGACGAATTATTTGTTGAGAGAACCTGGGAATGGAAAGACATGTATCTGGAAGAAATGCTACAGATAGAAGCCGAACCCGGAGAGTATGCAATCAGTTACGAACTTGTTGATTCGCCTGGCGCAACCATCCGCGTTTCAAACATGCGAGTGGATTTTGGCCCAGGTGAAATACACAACAATACTTTGAAGATACTCCCATGAGAGCACAAGAATTCATCAGAGAAAATGCATCAGTAGGCGCCACCAGTAGTGGCAGTATAGCCACGGTGGCTGCACCTGTAGGCGGCATGCAGTCAAGAACTGGCGGAAGTTTCTTTTCTGGTAAATATACCACGGATCCATTTCCCAATACTCCAAAAAGTATGAGAAAGCAAGCAAGGAAAACAAATGTTAAGTGATTTACTAAAGACCTTTCAGGCCAGTACATTTTCGTACTATTTAAAAGCACAATATTTCCACTGGAATGTGGAAGGGCCTGACTTTGGTGAATTGCATGAGTTCCTGGCCAACATCTACGAAGACTCTTACGCAGCAGTGGATCCCATTGCTGAATACCTACGCACACAAGACGAATATGCTCCGGGCAGTCTGTCCCGCTTTCAAGAATTGACACAGATACCAGACCAAACAAAGATTCCACGTGCTCGATTAATGTTAGAAGAACTACTGGCAGATACACAAACAATGATAGACCTCAGCTTGGCAGTGTTCAATGCAGCCACTGAAGCCAATCGTCAAGACATTGCAAACTTTGCTGCTGAACGTCAAAGTCAACACGGCAAGTACCAGTGGCAATTGAAAAGTTATCTAAAGGAAGCAAGAGCATAACATGGACGAAATACACAGCATAATAAAGCGACTGGCATTGATTGAAAGTGCCATCACTCCAGAAACAGTAACCAAAGGACTGAACGCACAACAACGGTCTGTGCCACAGATGCCTGCGCTGTTTAAAATGCCCAAGCAGGGTCCTGTGTTAGGCGGTGATCCAGACAAGAAAGCCCCCAGTGCTGGCTACATGGTGGGCTCTAATGAAAGTGCGGAGAACGACGAAGAGGCCTTGGAAGAAGCTGTGACCAGTGAAGACAAGCTAGACAAAGTTAAAAAGTCTTTTGCCGAGTACCTGGACAGCATTGCTGATGAAAAGAAAGACACTGACTTGAAGGATCGAGTTCGTGTGGATCGTGACATAAGCAAGCGGCCTGCGAAAGATGCCAGCATTGTTGCCAAACAGATCACTGCTGTGGCTGAAGACCCTACAGAAGAAAATCCCATTATACAGATGCCCACCACACCTGTGCAAAATCCCACCTATGCTGAATCAGCTCCGGTGAAAACCATTGCGCTAGAAGATGGTCGTTCATGTGAAATACACGGAGACGAAGGCCGCGGATTTGAAATTCGCCATGGCGGACGCAGTCTCAAGAGCCGTTTTAAGAACTTAGATCAAGCACAGATGGCCCTGGAAATGTACCAGGCTCGTCAGCGTAGACAAGACCTGTCAGCTGACTATATCGAGGAAGCATAATGAATTTAAACGACCTATACGAAATGCGAGACAGACGTGATGCGTATCAGCGTGACTATGACAGCAGTGTGAGTGGCATGGACCGTGGTGCAGATCATCGTGGTCTCGGTCAAGAGCTGGCACACGAGCGTAACAACATACAAATTGCTATCAATGGTAGACCATGGAAAGTGGTTGCTGGCAAGGGCACAGCAGACAGTGCAGAAGAGCGTAGCAATCTTGAAGGCATGAAGCAGTGGGCCGAACGGAAATCCGCCAGTTCTGGCAAGACCTGGACTGTGTATTTGACCGGTGCAGAAGTCAGTGAAGGTCAAGGTGTGGCGGAAGGCTCACTAAACGAACTCAGTAAAGATACTTTAAAATCTTATGCTAAAAAAGCAGTTCCTGATATGCAAGCAAGTCAAAAAAGGTCGGAAATCGAGGCAGGAAAAGCAGTATCAACAAAAGATGACAAAACTGCTAAAACGCATTACGATGCCGCAAAACAAGCCAAAGACAGAACAGAAAAAAGAATGGCCGGAATAAGTGGTGCTATTAAAAGAGTTACTAATCAAGGTGTGGCGGAAGCTGTGGAAGATCGAACCAGCTATCAAGTTGCCAAGGCATTATTTGACCACGGTATCAAATATAATCCAGCAAGAGAAAATGATTTGATCAAAGCAATCGGCATGGTGTTGGTCAAAGAGTTAAACATGAGTCCTCGAATGGCTCGAAGCGTGATGAACGACGAAGACTTCCTAGGTGACACCCTGGGCGAGTTGAGACACATGGAGTCAGGCATGGCGGAAGGCTCCTTAAACGAGTTAAGCGTCAATACTCTGTCAGATTATGGCAAGAGAGCCGAGAAGTCAAATGATAAAAAACTGAACAAAGCCGCGGATCACACAAAAAAAGCAACTGATTTGTATGCCAAGGGCACTGCTTCTGCTGTGGACAAGTCGTTTGACCATGAGGATCAAGCAAATAAGTTGCACAAACAAGTTACAAAGCGTGATGCTGGCATGGATCGGGCCGCGGCCAAGTTAGGCAACAAATTTAAAAAAGGTGTGGCGACCGAAGACGCATCCTGGGGTATGGCAGAAAGCTCACAGCGAGTTGATTCACTTGTGACTGACGCACTAAAAATAATGCAGGGCGCAACAATGAATGATGCTGTGGCTGCACTAAAGACTGTGCTGGGCAATAGAGAATACAATGACCGTCGTGGTCATTATAGTTTCTATGTTCGGCAACTGATGGACATGTATGGCCAGCAAGGTGTAGCAGAAAGCAAACTAAACGAATTTCTTGACCCACAAGCTGTGGCACAAGATCCAGGATTGGAACGAGAACCCACAGCTGATGTTGTAATCTTTGGCCGTATGCCCCAAGACTTCACATTCGACAAGGTAGTACAAGCACTGGAAGCTGTGTTGCCCAGAGAATATCCGCCTGGGTCATCCCCCACCCAACAAGGCATGCCTGACAGCCCGGCTGAACTTAAAGGGTCGGAAATTGCAAAAAATAGTGGCGCTGTGGTCACCACCAAGCCTCTGAGCACGGCACAGAAAGTGGTTAAAGAATTCCAGGCACGTGGTATCAAGTGCAAACTAATTGCCAAGCCCGGTATGAACGAAGGCAAGGCAGATTATAATTTTGATATTGAAGACCTAAAACGTCTTGAAACAATACGAGATCTTTCCACGTTGAAAACACAGGCCCTGGCATTGATCAGCAAGCCCAGTGCCAAGCCAATGAAACCAGAAAAGGTTGAATGGTTTAAAAACGCACTAGAAAGAATGAACAGCCCTTTAAAAGTAATCAAACTCATGTATGATTTATTACTGAGTGGCGAAGGAAATGCTGTAGTTGGTTCTAGATCGTCAATGAACCCCAACAGTTATCGTCAGCGATTCAGCGAACAAGGTATGGCAGAAGCCGATGTAGACAGCGACGGATTAAAGGGTAAGCAAGGCGAGGCAGCAGGTTCTTTGACCGAAGATCTACAAGCAGACGATGGTGAATACTACAGCAACTCAGACAAATTCTTTGGTCAATTCGAAATCAATGACATTGATTTCGAAGAAACAAGTCCAGATGGCATGGAACTTCGTGGGTACATTGACGGTGTCAATGTGATGGCTTGGCGATTCAAGAGTGCTAAAAAAGTTGGCGGCTGGGGCATTTATGATGACAGTGCCTTGAGTCAACAAGGTGTAACAGAAGCCGAAGTAGATAGTGACGGACACTCTGTTGATCATGCCGACTCTGGGGAATACGATTACGAAGGCGATCAAGCCAAGGACCAACTAAACACTATTGTACGTGCGGCACAGCGACTCAACGGTATGTTGGATGACAACGAAAACATGCCAGAGTGGGTTCAAATGAAGATCACCAATGCCGCTGACTACATTGACACAGCCGCTGACTACATTGAATCCAATCAAGAACCTGAACTGGCTGAAGGTGACAAAATTGGCAACATGGATGCCGACAAGTTTGACGCGGCCATAGCACGCCTCAAACAGCTGGCCGGTGCAGGTCCATTGAAGACTGTGTATGATCCTACTAAACGTGTGTATCGAAACGTTCCAACCGCGGTGCAACCTCGAAAATGAACCCAACCGAACCGTTAGAAGAACCTGCACCAAATCCCAACGATTATCCGGTGTACCCCGAAGATGACGGATACGATCGTTTCCGCAACCCTTACTCACCAGTGTAATGCTGCTCAGTGACTTTAGAATTCAAAACTTTGATAAACTAGATCGTATTCTAGTGGATCTGTGTGATCTGCTGATGCAGGCCAAACAACAGGACAGCGAATACTTTGGCATGGTGGCTGCTGCTGTGCTGGACCCTGACAATCGCTGTGTGGCCGCTGTGAACTATCCCGACGATGCGGGTCTGCGTGTACATGCCGAACGTGCAGCCATAGATGCATATCAAGCACAGTACGGTGACATACCACAAGGCAGCATCATCATCACTACACTGAGCCCTTGCACTGAAGACATGGCCGAACGTCATGGTACCAGCTGTACAGATCTAATCAACAGTTCCGGTGTACACAAGGTCTATGCCGGTTACGCTGATCCGTCGCAGGATGAAACACGCAAGCAATTTCATTTGAAGATCACCACAAACCAACGTATTCGACAGTTGTGCAAACAGTTTGCTGACACATTCTTAAAAGACAAACTGGACGAACTGAGTTTCTTGGGATCACCATGTACCAAGGATTGTTCAGGACATCGTGCCGGCTATGAATGGTCAAAGCGCAAAGGCCTGCGGCAAGGTAATAGTCCATGGAGCCCCAGTTTCAACAAAGGTGCTGCCTTGGCAGTGGCTGGCAAATAATTTATGTTGTACTGTACAAAAGAACATCAAGAACACACTACCTTAGGACCAGTACTCGTTACTGACACAAGTGTGGGGCGGCTGCTGCCCCGGGACGGCTGGATTCGCTACCCAGAATCCTGGAAGTGAGCACTTATTAGGAGCTCAATCATATGAATCTCAATCAAGCTATCACTGCTGTAAATCAAAAGTTTCACTATCAAAGTGATCCTCGTAGCTTCTTCACTGACTACTGGTTTGTGATGCAGGACAAGGATGGTCAACTGCGTGGCGACTGTGATGACTACAGCGTCACAGTGCTGTGGTATCTGTGCAATGAAAATATCTGGACATTTATCTGGAACGTGCTGATTCTGCATCGCTATCGCCTGCACCGAGTAAAATCTACAGGTGGATGGCATGTGATTGGAGAAGCTGAAGGCCAATGGTTTGACAATTGGACCCGCAGAGCCTGCAGTCGTGATGAGTTATTTGCTCAAACTGGCCACGAATATCAGATGATGTACCTGTCACCGATCATTGCTTGGTTCTTGATCTGGGGCTATTTCCGTCGCTGATTGACCGATTCACTTTAAGTGATTTGCTCAAAAGTAAAAAAACACTTGCTTTTGAAGTTGTAAATCTGTATAATAACACTTTAACTGGAGATTTACATGAACGAAAAAACATTTAATGGTGATCAAAAGATCAAGCTCACACAGATTATCAATGAAGGCATGCAGGTCATGCACGAAATTGACACGTTGCAAGGCGGATTAACTGATACTATCAAAGCCATTGCTGAGGAATTGGAAATCAAACCCGGTATTCTCAAAAAAGCCATTCGTCTGGCACACAAGGCCGAATTTAGCAAGGAAAAGCAGGATCACGAAATTCTTGAAACAATTCTTGAAACCGTGGGCAAGACTTTGTAATGCTGATTGAGTTTGCGGCAAAACAGTTCACCGGGCAGTATTGCTTGTCGCCCTATGTCAGCATAGCCATTGACATCTACGGCAATGTTTCATTGTGCGGGTGTGTGGCCTGGCAACCCAGTACTATCGGCAATATATTTGAACAGCCTTTGGAACAGTTGTTGAGCAATGACCTAGCTCGAAAGATCCGCAACAGTATCAGCGACGGCAGCTACATCTATTGTAACGAACGCTCTTGTGGTATAATCAACAATCAACAATTAAATCAACAAGACACGTTACCGCACGAAGTACTGCCGCTGATTGCTGACAGTGGCCAGTATATCATGCCCAGTGAGATTGTGTTGGCAGGCGACTTGACCTGTAATCTCAGCTGCCCCAGTTGCCGAACAAAAGTAATTCGACTTGAAGATCAACAAAAGCAACGACAACAAGACCTTGGTCGTATCCTGAGTCAAAATTTATTTGGTGTCCCCACAACAAAAAATATCAATCTTACTATGAGCACATCAGGAGAGGTATTTGCCAGTGCATTTTTGTTGCAGTTTTTGAGTTCAATTGACACTGCAATGTTTCCGGGATTGAATCTAAAATTGCAAACCAATGGATTGCTGGCACCTCGCAATTGGTCACGCATGGGTGCAGCGGCTGACTGTGTCAAACAACTCACTGTGACGTTTGATGCAGCCAAACCTGACACCTATCACCAATTACGCCGTGGCGGTCAGTGGGAAGACTTGTTGGCCAGCCTGGAGTTTTTTAAAGAAAAGAAAAAAACCACAGGCATGCGTTTTCACACACGCATGGTGGTGCAACAATCTAACTGGCGTGAGATCAATGAATTTTATGATCTCAGCTGTAGCTATCAAGCCGATCGTGTAGAATATGTACGCATAACAGATTGGGGCACATATGGAACAGCTTTTGACCAGCATGACGTATTTAACACTGAGCATTCTGAATTATCACTTGCTCAGACCGAATTGGATATTGTAGCAACCCGCCCTCTTGTTTGGATCAGCGGGGACCTGCACCCTGCTAAATAATTGCACAGAGTCGCTCCCATAAGGGGCATGAATCACGGCTAACCGGCCATAAACGGAGTTTAATTTAAACATGTCATATATCGACGCCTTGTACGATCGCGAACGCGATAGGATCCATATTGTGGAACGCCGAGACGGTGTTCGCAAATATCAAGAGTACCCAGCCAACTATGTTTTTTATTACGATGACCCACGTGGTAAATTTCAAAGCATCTATGGTACGCCTGTAAGCCGCTTCAGCACACGCAACAACAAAGAATTTCGTAAAGAAGTTCGCATGCACTCCAGCAAGCAGGTGTATGAAAGCGACATCAACCCCATCTTCAGGTGCCTGGAAGAAAACTACAAAGACCAAGATGCTCCTCAACTGAACACAGCGTTCTTTGACATTGAAGTTGCTTTTGACAAGCAGCGTGGATTTTCACCGGTGACAGATCCGTTCAATCCAATCACTGCTATCTCTGTGTACTTGGATTGGTTGGATCAACTGGTGACCTTGGCAGTTCCGCCGCCACACCTGAGTTGGGAGACTGCACAGGATCTGGTCCGAGACTTTGAAAATACAATTTTGTTTGACAACGAACCCGACATGATCAAGATGTTTCTTGATCTCATCGATGATGCAGATGTGTTATCAGGTTGGAATTCAGAAGGCTATGATATTCCATACACTGTGAATCGTTGCACTCGTGTGTTGAGCAAGGACGATACTAGAAAATTCTGTCTCTGGGGACAACTGCCCAAGAAACGTGTGTTTGAGCGGTTTGGCGCAGAGAATGAAACCTACGACTTGGTAGGCCGTGTACACATGGACTACATGCAGTTGTATCGCAAGTACACTTACGAAGAACGACACAGCTACAGCCTAGATGCAATTGCCGAGCACGAATTGGGAGAAAGAAAAACACAGTTCGAGGGCACCCTGGATCAGTTGTACAATCAACACTTCAAAACATTTATTGAATACAACCGCCAAGACACTGCATTGTTGAACAGGCTGGACAAGAAACTGCGTTTTCTTGAACTGGCCAGTGAACTGGCACATGCCAACACTGTGTTGTTGCAGACAACCATGGGTGCTGTGGCAGTGACAGAACAGGCCATCATCAACGAAGCCCACGAACGTGGTATGGTGGTTCCAAATCGCCAGCAACGACTCACTGACGAAGACACACAGGCCGCAGGTGCATATGTTGCATATCCAAAAAAAGGTGTGCATGAATGGGTGGGCAGCGTGGACATCAACAGTTTGTATCCATCAGCTATTCGAGCCATGAACATGGGTCCAGAAACAATTGTAGGACAACTGCGTCAGACCATGACTGATCGATTGATCAAAGAGAACATGTCCAAGGGACAGAGTTTTGCAGCCGCATGGGAAGGCATATTTGCCAGTCTGGAATACACAGCCGTGATGGAACAACAGCGTGGCACAGAGATTACCATTGACTGGGAGAACGGCGAAGAAAGTGTGCATTCGGCTGCTGAAATCTGGAGCATCATGTTTGACAGCAATCATCCCTGGATTCTCACTGCCAATGGCACCATTCTCACATATGAGAAGAAGGGCATTATTCCTGGGTTGTTAGAGCGTTGGTATTCAGAGCGCAAAGACCTGCAGACCAAGAAAAAAGACGCCAAGGACGCCAAAGAAATTGCGTTCTGGGACAAGCGACAACTGGTCAAGAAAATTAACTTGAACAGCCTGTATGGTGCCATTCTCAATCCAGGCTGTAGATTCTTTGACAAGCGCATTGGCCAATCAACCACACTCACAGGTCGTAGCATTGCTCGGCACATGGATTCATTTATCAACGAGTGTATCACTGGCAAATACGATCACGTGGGCGAATCAGTGATTTACGGCGATACAGATTCCTGTTACTTCAGTGCGTGGCCTGTGCTGAAACAAGAAGTGCAAGAGGGACGCATGGAATGGTCAAAAGAAACCTGCATTGCATTGTATGACTCAATAGCCGACCAGGTCAATGAATCATTCCCGGGCTTTATGGAACAGGCATTCCATTGTCCAAGAGAAATGGGTGAGTTGATCAAATGCGGTCGAGAAATGGTTGCAGACCGCAGTTTGTTTATTACCAAAAAGCGTTATGCTGTAAACATCATTGACCTTGAAGGCAAACGACTGGATGTGAATGGTGCGATTGGCAAAACCAAAGCCACTGGACTTGACCTGAAACGTTCAGATACTCCCAAGGTTATTCAAGACTTTTTGTTAGAAATTCTAAATAAGTTACTGGGCGGTGCGGGCCGGGACGAGATTGTAGAACGTATTAGAGAATTCAAATATGAATTTTCCGAGCGGCCAGGCTGGGAAAAAGGCAGCCCCAAACGTGTCAACAACTTGACCAAGTATGCCGCAGAAGAAACAAGATTGGGCAAGGCCAATATGCCAGGACATGTACGTGCTGCCATAAACTGGAACAACTTGAGACGAATGAACAGTGACAACTACAGTATGCAAATTGTTGATGGCATGAAAACCATTGTGTGCAAGCTGAAATCAAATGCTCTGGGCTGGTCCAGTATCGGATATCCCACAGACGAACAGCGGTTACCAGCTTGGTTTAAAGAATTGCCGTTTGCTGACGCAGAGATGGAAGCCACTGTGGTTGATCAAAAGATTGACAACTTGCTGGGTGTAATGGATTGGGATTTGTCCAGTGCTACCAATACTGAAAATACTTTTCAGAATTTATTCGAATGGTGATCTATGAAACTGAGTGATCTAATTGCTTACCGCAGCCATTTGTTGAGCTTTGATGTAGAAGAAATACAGTACACTGCTCAACACAAATTGGCCAGCGTAACATATGCTGTGAAAAATAGTGTGATACAACCACGTGCATTCACACAGACTCTGCTGGAGGATCGAGAAAGAATTGTTGATGCATTTGATTATTTTAACTCCACTGTGACCGAGTTGATAAGAGAACTAGACTGCATGATTGAAATAGCCGAAAAATCATACTATGCTGAAAGCACTAGATTATACAATGAAGAAATGGCTCGATACAACAAACTCGACGACGCCACCAATCTTGCAGTGAATCAACATATTCTTGATCGTCGCATGCCCATGACTGACGAAGTGCAGCAAATGATCGCCAATCGTCTCAAAAGTTATGTTGACTGGAAATACGCTGGCTTGATCATTCGCCCTGGGCGTGAATTTTTTGTCAAGGATATGGTAGGACTCGACCCATTGTATCTTGTTGACTACGACAAAGAATTACTAAAACCGTCTGCGGTTGATTTTACAGAAGAATACCAGCGCAGACTGAGACTGTATGAGCAACATCCGCTGTCGACTCCGGTGTTAAAAACACTGCCAAAAAATCAATTTGGGCTATGCTTGGCATTTAACTTTTTTGAATTTACACCAATTGAAGTGCTGGAACAGTATTTGAAAAGCATTTTTAATAAGTTACGACCCGGTGGCACCCTGGCAATGACATTCAACGACTGTGACCGAGCACACTGTGTGGCATTGGTTGAAAAAACATTTTGTTTTTATACCCCAGGGCAACGAGTGTTAGCAATTGCAAAACAAATTGGATATCGGCAGATCTTTAGTTGGACCGATACCGGTAACCTCACCTGGTTAGAGTTACGCAAGCCAGGCAAGTTAGATAGCAATCGAGGCGGGCAAACTTTGGCAAAAATAATGCAGAAATAACTTAGAAATAGCTTGCAAAATCTAAATAACCCGTATACAATACACAACATAGGAGAATTAAACATGAGAGATCATTTATTAGACTTGGTAGGACACACGCTTGATCTGGGCGTGATTGACTTGGTAAAAATCACAGGCGATGACAAAGACACAGTCATTGCAGGACTAGCTGAAGATAGATCGGTAGTGGTTGAAGGCAAGTTTGCCAATCCAGTTGCAGATTTTATTGGCAATTTTGGCATGCCAAATTTGAGCAAACTAAAAATCTTGCTGAACATTCAAGAATATCGCGAAAACGCCAAGCTCGCCATCACACGACGTGCCACTGGCGAACCTGAAGGTATCAACTTTGAAAACGCAGCCGGAGACTTTAAAAACAGCTATCGTTTTATGGCCAGTGAGGTTGTCAATGACAAACTCAAGACTGTAAAATTCAAAGGTGTCAACTGGCACATTGAATTTGAACCCAGCAATGCCAGCATCATGCGATTGAAAATGATGGCACAGGCCAATGCAGAAGAAGTAAACTTCCAAGCAAAAACAGAAAACGGCAACTTGATGTTTTTCTTTGGCGATCACTCAACACATGCAGGCAACTTTGTGTTTCACCAGGGCACCAGTGGTCAACTCAAACGAGCATGGTCATGGCCCATCAAAACATTTATTTCCATCTTGGATCTAGCAGGCGACAAGGTTGTCAAGATCAGTGACGAAGGTGCGGCCATGATCACAGTGGATTCTGGATTGGCTGTTTACAACTACATTCTCCCAGCACAAAGCAAATAATGACCGAACCTGTTGTTCAAGATAACTTGACTGCCAAGCAGAATGACTATGCAGTATTCTTGCCTGCAATTTCAGGATTCTATGCCACATTTATAGGCAAGCAACGTGATCCGGTCAATGGTCCATATGTAGAGCCTGCACGTATGCCGCAGGGCATGCCGGACATGGAACAGATGAATTGGCTCAACAGTCAAAAGGGCCTGTTTCCATATCGTTGGAGCCTGTACTCCGGAGGTCATGCCAACTTGGATTTGACCAAACAAGACTGGTCAGAGGACATGGTTCGCAATCGTGAACCCGGCACACTAATCTTGGGTGACTCTGGTGGATTTCAGATTGCCAAGGGCCTGTGGGAAGGCGACTGGAAAGCCAACTCAGGTTGTCCCAAAGCCGAAAAGAAACGTTCGTCTGTACTAAAATGGTTAGACACTATTTCTGACTACGGCATGATCTTGGATATCCCAACCTGGGTAGTTGAGGATAAGAAAGCAGGAGCGGCCTGCCAAATTACTACATTGCAGGAAGCGGTTGACGCCACCAAGTACAACAATGAGTACTTTATGAAACATCGCAAGGGTGTCAAGAATGGCGGCGCTAAATTTTTAAACGTGTTACAAGGTGCTACACACGGAGACGCAGATCGCTGGTACGACATGATGAAGGAGTATTGTGATCCTGTAAAATATCCCAACACACACTTTAATGGGTGGTCAATGGGTGGTCAGAACATGTGCGATGTGCATTTGGTGTTGCGCCGTTTGGTGGCACTGCGTCATGATAACTTGTTGCAACAAGGTGTACATGATTGGATGCACTTCTTGGGCACAAGCAAGTTGGAATGGGCTGTGTTACTCACCGTGATTCAAAGGGCTGTTAGAAAGTATGTTAATCCAGACTTTACTATTTCCTTTGATTGTGCCAGCCCATTCCTCGCCACAGCAAACGGACAAGTGTACCACGAAATTGTGTTGCCACACGATGGCAAATGGAGTTACAGAATGAACCCCATTGTGGACGACAAAAAGTATGCCGCTGACACACGCCCGTTTAGCCAAGGTGTTGTGGCAGATGGTTTGATCGATACATTTGAAGACAGTCCTATCAGTCGGCATTTGCAAATGAAAGATATTTGCTACTACAAGCCTGGCGATCTAAATAAGATTGGCAAAGAAGGCAAGACCAGCTGGGACAGTTTCTCATATGCATTACTGATGGGCCATAATGTTTGGCTACACTTAGAATCAGTACAACGTGCCAATCGTGAGTTCGATGCTGGTAATAGGCCTCGAATGATGTGGGACGCTTGCGGTGACCATACCAAGTTCGAGGACATCATAGAAGCAATCTTTGCCACACCTGACCGTGCAGAAGCAGAAGCTATCATTGAAAAATACGATCGGTATTGGATGGACATTGTAGGCACACGCGGAAACAAAGGCAAAAAGGCCAAAAATGCAAAAAGCCAATTTAATAGTCTGTTCGAAACTGTTGACACCGATATCGAAGATAGTGTACAATCAAATGAAGAAGAGTTATCAACCGATAACTTAGATAAACTCGAGCAGGAACAATCTAAATGAATAGAGAAGGCCACGAAAACGTTAAGTTTTTTACAGGAGTGGAAGTAGAACATACTCCTGCTTATGGTAAGACTACATTATTTGTAGTTGGTGTTCAACCCACTGATGCAATTGCGTTGAACTTGAATGGGGCAGAACACATCTATTTTGGTGCCAACATGAGTTTTCCCAATTTGGGCATCAACGATGCCAACAGCTGGCGTGAATGGGAAGACATGATTCAATTCTTTCTAGACAAAGGATATCTATGCACACTGGATATTCCAGTTGCCTGTGTTGAAGGCCTATTAGAAGCTGCCTTGTGTGAGCATAACAATTTTATTCCAATGATTTCGGTAAAATTGCCCTATGTACGACAGCTGGGATATAATGCTACAATCAAACTGGATGACAAAGATTTTTCAGCAACCAACCCGGGTGTGTGGTGTCACAGCCTGCACAGTCTACAAAATAGACGTGCATTCACTCCGTGGTCTAAATACTCCGAGGATAAAAAAATATGAACCAACGTGAACAGGCCATGGCCGAACAAGCTATCAGAATTATGGACAATGCAGAACGTAAAATTTGGGTCACGTTCCGCAAAGAAGGTATTCACAAGTACCCAGCAGCCTTAGAAGACCCGCAACTAGCAACAGGAGATGAATATGATGTTTCGTTTTTGGGCTATCCTCATCGCCATATTTTTCATTTTAGGGTTTGGATTGACGTATTCCACAATGACCGAGATGTGGAGTTTATACAATTCAAACGCTGGCTTGAACGACTGTATCATAGCGACCAAGGTGTACTGTCGCTAGACTACAAGAGCTGTGAAATGATCAGTGACGACTTGTACACACAAATTGCTGCTCGGTATCCAGACCGTGCGGTATGGATTGAAGTGGCCGAAGATGGCGAGAACGGCGCTTTGATCAAATATGAACTTTCTCGACCCAGTCTTAGCATTAAAATTTAAAAGGAATTACCATGGGTAAGCAACATGTGGCATACAATAACCCCAAGGCACGGGCTGTGTTGAACGAGCTGGAACGCTTTTTAGAGTTCTGCTGTAACTTCGGTTATCGTTACAACGAAGCGGACCTGTATAACTTCAAAAGTTATGCATGGCAACAGTACAACAAGTACTCACAGGGCAAAAATGCTCGCGACATGTGGGCCGAGGACGCTCGTCGACTGAATAGAAATATCTAACATGATACACATCTTCTTTGATTGTGGATCTTTTGGTAGTACCATAGAATCAGTGTTGCGCAACTACACCGATCATAGCACACCAATTGATTCTAAAATTTTAGATGATGGGTCCATGCATTCCTTTCGCAAAGAACAACATGTGACTGATATTGAGACATTAGATAATTTTCTTCAACTGGACACTCCCAGCAATAAAATTATCACCACACCGACATATCCGTTTAAGGAATTTAAACTTCCTACAATACTTGATTATTTTTCTTTGATCGAATCTTGGAAGGATGACACAAAGATTTTAATATTCCAACCTGATCTACGTGCTTGTGAATTAAATTTATTGTTTAAATATCATAAAGTTTGTGTCAGTTATACAAATACAGGGCTAGGCATCATTGTTGGCGAAAATCAACACAATATTCTAAACTGGAACAAAGACTATACACATTGGACTCAGATGAGACCGTGGGAACTGAGAGAATGGTTGAGTATATTTTATCCGGGATTTGTTCAAGAGTTTATTGATTCCCAAAATCAAGTGGACGATAGCTGGTTAAAACTCACCAACATTGATGTCCTGTACAGCACCCAGGATTCGTTGCTTAAAATAATCGATCACTGCGGATTGACCAACACCAAAGATCTTACAGAATTTGTGGCCCAATGGCAACAAGCACAAAACTACATTGTGGATGAGTTTAATTTGTTAGACCGTATTGTTGATTGTGCTATCAATAATCAACCATTGGTTTGGAAACCCGTCAATATCATAGCAGAAGCCATTGTTCAACAACGACTACGAACAAAAGGTTATGAGATTCGCTGTGACGGGCTTGACATTTTTCCAACTGATGCTATAATGTTTAATACACTACTAGAGAAAGTAAATCAATGAGAAAACTATATTACATGGGCTTGGAAAGTTACGAAGCCCGTTATACCCTACAACTCACAGAGTGGAACCGACGTGTGTTTGATCGCCGCGGCCTTGATGTTGTGTATGTTCCCGGAACTACTATTGACAATAGTCAAGCTATTTCAGTAGGACAAGTGCTGGACGCACACGGACGCAGTTATTTCAGCATGAGTCAGATGATGAATCTGGTCCAGCTAATGAAGAACGGAGAAGTTACCCATGAAGATGTGGTCTATTTTGAAGACATGTTCCAACCTGGAATGGAAAGTCTACCTTACATCCTTGATCAAATTCCTGCTGATCAGCGTCCTCGTGTGTATGTGCGCTGTCTTGCTCAGTCCATTGATCCTGATGACTTCGTTCATGTATGGGGTATGGAGAAATGGATGGGCTTCTACGAACAAATGGTTAACGAGTTCGTGGACGGGGTTCTCGCCACAAACGAGGAGATGGTTGCTCATATGCGCATTGCTGGATGGCGTGCTCCTATCTATAATATTAGTGGTCTAGC